AATCAGGTCTTCGGCTGTGTTTTTCTCATTTAAATCCAGGGTTTCTGGCACATCAGCCGGTTTCTTTGGTGTTTTAGGAGGAGATTCGGGAGTTTGCGAAGGTTTAGTGAGGGGGGTATCACTCGCCTTAGAATTATCTCCCTTATCTCCATCAGTATTATCTTCTGCCATGGTTATCTACCTCTCTCTTTCTAATAATTTTTTTGATTCTCCTCTCTCTAATTTTCTTTGGAATATTTCTTTTCTTTCCTCTATTGACATTTCCTTTGGTTCTTCTTCTTGGGCTTTTTTAATAATATCTTCTATTGCATTAGTCATCAAAATATCGTTTGCTTTCTTTTGCACTAATAATGCTTTAAACTTTTTATTAAATCCTACTGCTATGTTTGCCATAGGAATCATTCGCCCTATTTGTTCCCATACTGCTGGGTCATATATCTCATTTGATTGTCTTAGAGTTTCTGCGATTAGTTCTGGGTTTCCTGAATCTATTGCTTTTTTTGTAGTGAAGCTCATAATTTCCATAGCTTCTCCTGTGCTCCATTCTGCCCATGGATAAGTTCCGATTGAGGCCCCTATAACACTTAACGCAAAAATTGGTTTTTTAAATTGTGCTAATACATTTCCCATCAGCGCTGCTGATTGTCTTGCTGTTTTTGTGTTTTTTGCATAGTTTGTATATTGTATTAATGGTACATCTGGCAATCCTGGTGGCCTTATACCTAAATGTGCTGTCTTTTTTGCTGCAATACTTGCAATCCCTTTTTTAGCTATGCCTGTCATTCCTGTTAATATTAGGGCTGTTGCAAATGGATTATTGGCCACATATTCTGCTCCTGTTCTAAAAACCCTATTGTCTATATTGGCTCTAACTTTTTCTCTACCTGTAACTGCTGCCTTTAATACCTCTGCTACATTCTTAAATCCTTTCTGTGGCTCTTGCTCTATGTTTTTCCCTTCTCCGAAAACACTAACACTAAATCCTGGTTGTTCTACGAACTCGGCTCCGCTCGGAGTCTTTTTTATTTTAGCTCCCTTTGGTAATGGTTTGCCATCTATTAATAACTTCTTGCTCCGCTCTCCTCTCTTGCCGCTCCTGGTTCCTTCTGGCTCTTCTGGTACCCCCATCTCTATTTTGGGTTGTTTTTTCTTTTTCTTTTCTTCTTCTTCTCTGCTTGCCATTACCTTTTCCACCCACTAATTACATCTTGGAATTGCTTTAATGCTTCTGTATTGTTTTTAATAACTTTTTCTGTTCTAATCATAAACCACAAACACATAGCTATTGGAAAACCGAGTCGGCTAATCGTGTCAATTAATTCCCCATTCATTTTTTACCCTCCAGCTCTTCTTTTGTGTCATTTGTCTGGTTTGCCTGCTCCAGGGGTTCTTCCTCTGCTTTCATCTCTGCTGGGTTTGGCTGGTCTGTTATGGCTTCATTCTGCAAACTTGCTGGAAATGTTAGATGAATCTCTAAGTTTAACTGTCCCAAAACTTGTTCTTCTATATACAGCTGCTCAGCCTTTACGCTTTGCTCATAGGATAGATATACAATTTTGCCACTTGCGTCTGTAAACTCTTTGGCATTCCCTATGATAATCTGGGGCACATTAACAGCTTGGAAAAAGTAATCATTTAATTGGTTTATCCAATTCAGTGGGTTTAAGTTTGCATTTGTTGATATGGTAATGGCTTCTGGCTCTACTGCTCCTTTTGGAACAAACAGGTTTTCGCCTTCCTTTCTTGCATTATTATACTTGGTTTTAATGCCTTCTATTTCGTCTGTGTCGTCTGTATCTAAATGGAATATGAACAGCGGCTCCACATTCCTGTGCATTACTCTCTTCCAATCAGCCATGGCTTCATTTCTTGCGTCTATAATCCACTGAACTGATGGAATTACGCTAATTCCGTGTATTTCGTCTCCAATTCTCTCCCTGCTTAAATGAAATATTTCCTCTGGCTTATATCTGTAATTTTTTCTTTTGAATATAAATAAGATTTTTCTTTTTGTAATCTGCTCATACCTTATTATTCTTCCTTGCATATTCTGAACTATTTTAATCTTGCTTGGGTCTAATGGTTTCAGGTTTACCAGCACCCCATCTCTGGGTTCTCTTATTATTTCAGCAAAGGAATCCCCGCCTATGTCCTTAACTTTAATCATGTTTTTTAGAATAGAATTGAATGAGTCTTTTCCATTTCCTTTTATTGTGTCTAGCAATAGCTCTGTTTCTGTGTCTGCTTCATATCCTGCCCCCACCGTCCATGTGGCCTTGGTGTCTATTGCTACTTTGAGCTCTGGGATTGCTTTGTAATAGCCTAGGTTTTTGCTCCAATCCTGCATAATCCATTGTGTTTCCTTTTGGTCTTGGGCTGAGTCTAGGGTCTGCGGTGATACAGAATAATCTACCATGCTCTCTGTTAAATCTGAGGCTGTGGCTTCTCCTATATCTGTTTCTGGCATTTTCTTAAAGGTCTGTTTTAAATGGTAGGTCTATTTTGAGATTGCTCCCACTATGAGATAATGCTAGGGTTGTGTTTGTGTCTGCTGTCGGCTCTACATAGTATAATATGAACTTTAACTTTACGGTGTCCCCAGCTTTTACTTTGGTTCTTGTTAGCTCCATCTCTACTCCTGTGGCTGTGGCGTCTATCCATGATTTGGCTTCTCCTATCTTTGTTTCACTTCCACCGCTGACATGATACAGCTCTACATCTGCATAATAATTCTGAACATTTGAGCCTTTGGCTAGTGTGAAGTTTACCAGGGCATCTCCATTTATAATTGCGCTCTTATTTATTTTTCCTTCAAAGCTGTAGCTTCCTGCTTCTGTGAATTGTGCCGCATCATCTGTGGGTTTCATAGTTGATGTGGCCAGTGAGCTGGTGATACTTCCGCTTGTTAGAATATAAGGATTTTTAGAACAGCCATAAACCCTGAAAAGCATATCTGCTCCTGAGTCTTCTGTCCAATTTGCGCCACTGTCTGCGCTGTCCCATTTGGCCCCCCCTGTATAAGTTCCAGAAGAATGATACCCGGCATCCCAGCTGCCAGCCCCACCATAATACATGACCAGGGCATACATTGTGCCACTGCTTAACTTGGCTGGGCCTGTTTCAAGGTCTGCCAAATCCCAGCCCTCCCATTCTATTGTTTCATTTGCTTTTGATATTAGCTTAGTCGCATTTCCAAATCTTGCCAATACTGTCCCATTGGGCTCTCCTGATGTTGTTTCTTGAATTTCCAGTATTGCATTAGATGGTGATGTATCACAATCTATATAAACTTCTGTTACATAAAAATCTTCATCTGTTCCCAGGGTTCCTACTGTAAATGTTTGGGCCACCCAGCCTGTCTGGGTTACATTTTCTGTGTTGTCGCTTACTGTTTCAAAATACTCATATTTTTCACTTTTGCTTGGCATGATGGCCCCATACAATCTCACCATTCCATTGCCTTCTAGAAATTCTAGCCAATCATACATTACTGTTGGCCCTCTTCTCTCTCCGAATATTCCGCCTATTGGAGCCATTTTTTTATTGAGAATATTTTGTTTAAATCTGGAATTTCTCCCTCCCTTCTTCTTGTAAATGGAACTGCTAAGCCTAGAAGAATTTCTTCTTCCCCCACATCTAGGCCAGCATGAATTATCTTTCCTAACAGCCTGCCATATTTATCTACTCTTTGATATTTATTTATTATTACTTGCACAGCCTGGTTTAGTAGCCTTTTTTCCAGCCATTCCTTTGCTTCTTCTCCGCCAGCATTTAGCTCTGGGGCATCTATCCCCATCAGCCTTAATGGGAAATCAAAATCTCTGAATGTGGCCCTGAGTGTGATGGTGTCCCCATCATGCACTTTAACGACGACAGCCTCAAAATCTTCGGTAATCTGTTTGTGTGGTGACAAAAATGGGTCTTCCTGTATCTGCCTGTTGCTAAGTTCTGGATATTTCTTAAAATTATGTTGCGCCATCTATAAATGCCTGTGTTTTTTTATCTCTTAATATTGACAGCCCGGCCAGCATCCCGTCTCTTAATAAATTTATCATGTCCTCGGCTTCTGCTCTTGAGCTGAACCCTGACATATCATACATTATGCCATACATTCCTACATAGTTACTGACCACCATTGTAAGAATATATTTTACATCGCTAGATAATGCTGCGAAGGCCGCCGCATCTGTTGCGAATACTTTTCTCCCTGCACAATTACATAACCCCTCTGCTTGTAAGCACAGCTCGTTTATCCTGGCCTCAACTACATCAGTAGAATTATAGTTTTTTCCTAATTTCTGGATGCACTCTGCGCTTGTTGCATATATGCCTGTATGTGCCATATCTGCTCTTTAATAAATGAAAATATTTAAACCTTTCTCTTTTACGCACCAGCAGGCCCTTACAAACGCCTCTGCCAGGTGTGAATATTTGCCATAAATCTTTAGGTTCCTGTCTCCTGTGTACTCGAATGTCATGCTTCTGAGGCTTTTCAGCAGCTTTAGCTCGTCAATAATATCAATTTGTGCCGGCTCTTTCTCCATCAGCACAAGGGCATTTGN